TATGTATTGAGATTGACATCTTTAAGTTCTTTAAGATAAAATATCCTATCACTGATAACGTCAAAACTATTGGTATTTTTTTCTAAATCATAACAAACACCGCAGGTTGGTCCTGGCTTGTTATAATACATATTATGTTTGGTTAAACAATTAGTTTCACCGTGTAGTATTTCTGTTAGGCTGTTATCTTTTAAATTGCCAATTGATTGAGGATTACGGATACAATTTTTAACTGTGCCGTCAAAGTTATACATAAATCCAGTCCAAGGTATAGGACAAAAATTTTTATTAGTTAAATATTCTTTGCTATCCACTTGTATATCCCTTGGGCGTATTCATTGACATCTATATATTCTGGTGGTTCCTGTCCTGGTTGTGTAGCTATTGAGCCAGGCTTAATTAGTATCTGTCTAGGCCAACTATTACGTTCAGTTAATAATTCTTGTGCGCATTCTAGTGCCTTCTTTTGCACAAGATATTCGTCCCATTCTTGCTTAGGTGCTAAACTCATTTTAGTCATTTCCGTGCTGACGTTTACAATGGTTTTTCCCTGACCTTGCCACCGACGCCATACTTCAAATAACAATTCAGTTTGTGCGAATCCTGCCTGTGCATTGTTAATAAACACATCACAGGGTTCAATCATACCAGCTACTTTAGGTATGCTACGAATATTGTAACCATTGCGACGGCTAAGGCCAATGACTTCGTGCCCATTGGCTTCGAATAAGTTTGCTAATGCATGTCCTATGCCCGCTGAGTGTCCTGTTATAGCAATTTTCATTTTAATAAATCCAAAGGTTCGTTGTGGAACGTAAAACTTGCTACTATGCGTGGAACTTCTGTTGCTGTAGTTTTTTCTACACTGTGCATAACTTGTGAATTAAACACAATAGGTAAACTCATATCAGACAATTCAGCCACCAGCTGATCGTCTTTATACCAACGATTGGCCCACCCTTGGGTATTTAACACAGGCATATTAATTTTTGCTGTTACTGGTAATTCATCAATATGTTTTGGCAATTGATCATTGTCTGTAATTACTGTAACCGCAGCATGTCTGGGTATTAATTTATATTGTCTAAAAAAATTTAATAGACCGGGACTTTGATCTAATAGCTGCTGGCGATCAATAAAATTCCATCCAATATTTCCATCAGTCAGTACAGTTGTTTCAGTCTGAAGAAAATTATAAATTTCATTGGAAATTATTCCAATGTCATCGCAAGGCAATTCTACAAAATATTTTAAACTCATAGGCCTCTCAACTTGTTTTGTTTTTGTATATATGCTAATGATTCTGGTGTATCTTTATTTTCAACAGCTAGTTCCTTGGGTTCTACTAGGTAAGCGTAACTATGATCTAACTTATGCTCTTTAACAAACTCTAATATATTAGGTAAATCATCTACATTTAAGGCACTAACAGTAGTCCATGTGTTTAATTTTACAGGCATGGCCATATACCGTTGTAGATTAGCATAGAACTTATCCCATTTAACAGGCCAGCGTACAAGATCATGCACTGGACCAATACCATCTAGGCTAACTGTAACTGTGACTTGTACTCCACGTAGAGATATATCTTCTAGTTCTTCTAATACTGTACTACAATTTGTGTTTAGTCTAATTGATTTAATTGACTTAGGCAAGTTTGCCAGTATATGTTTATAATTTTTACTATGGCTTGGTTCGCCACCGTTGATGTCTAAGTGGACTACACGATCTAATGGCAAATTCCAAAACTTACTGCTATTATCTACTATAGGATACGTTTTGCTTTTTAATCCGCCTATCATTGTACTGAGATTTTCATTACAGGTCAGGCATGCGCTATTACATACGTTGTCCAATACTCCACCAACTGACAAATAATCTTGTTGTTTTTGTAACTTATCAAAGTTTATAGCATTTATTCTAATACTGGTATTGCTTTCCTGTTCTGTTTGTTTGCATCTCTCGCACCATACAGGCCAAAGGCCTTTGTGCATGTATAGTTTCACATTACGTAACCATAGGCTTTCTTCCATTTCTTCAAGTGTAGCAAACTGTGGTGCATCAACCATATGGCCACAACGGCTAACTGTGCCATTGGGATTGAATCTAACAAAATGATCTAATCTAGGACAATACATGCTCATAGGCCTTGAGATCTTGTTCTTTAAGATACGTTAATATTTCTTCAAATGTCACAGATTGACCAACTAAACTTAATAATAAATTATCTATTCTTAGATACATTTCATTGTGTATATTTGTGTTTAGCCTATCTACGACTTCTTGTGATAATATTTTCTTTTCTGGTGGGCTTATAATTAAAGGTGTAAACTCTTTAAGCGAGTCCATACCATGTAAGTGTAATTTGGTTGTGTTTTTATCGACATATCTAGTTAGGTTAACTAGCCAACTAAACTGTGGTGCGTAATGTCTATTAAGGAACAAATATGTTTCAGCGAAATAGATAATAGTATCTAAATCCAATTGGGGATTGTCTCGTAGAGTATTATAGACGTAGGTATTGAACCCAGAAATAAATCTCTCTTGGGGGTTTCTTATGATCATATTGATATCAGTTAGCTTTCTTATCTGTTCATTGAATAAGATTTTACACTTTTGTGCTTGAGCATATTCATTGATACTACTACTGCCATTTTTAAAAATGGAATAGATGTACCGTTGTGAAGCTAATTCAATAACTTCACAACGGTCAGGAAAGATAATATCATCTATCCTACTTAACATCTATGTATTGCTTATTGCGTCTTCTGACGATTGCGGATCATCGCTAAGATGTCTTCAGCTCTAGCTGTGCCACCTGCTGGAGGTGTTGCTACTGGTGCTGTAGGAGCTGCTGGTGCAGCCTCTGCAACTGGTGCTGGTGTATCTAATGCACCATCATCTTCATGCACTGCTGGTTCAGCTGATGCTGTAGCTGGTGTACTGTCAGTTGAAGCATTGGCAGTAACTACTGTTACACCTCTTGGTTTGTAATAGTTACCCCAACGATCTGCGTCATACGCTTGACCATCTACTGAAGCTTCAAACATTTCTTTGATCACTTTAAGTTCTACATCACTTGGTTTCTTAGGTAAGAAATCTTTCAAGTTGTATAAACCAAATTGTTCAATAGCTGCCGCTTCTTCTGCTGTTAGTGCAGATTCTTTACGTGACCATTTTGAAGTGCTATAGTCAGCATAACCACCTTTTGATGTTTTAGTAACTGTAAAGTCTAAACCACCTTGGTAGTCTGTTGGAAGGTTTTCTAACTCTGGATCTAACAATGCAGCTTTCACTAGATTGAAAATCTGTGGGCTGATGATAAATCTACGGATTGGGTTTGCAGGTGTAACATCGTCTTTCAAAGGATTCTCACGCACAAAGCCTTGGAACAAGTATGATCTTTTCTTCCAATACTTACGACCCATTTCTTCTAGACTTTGGTCTTTAAACCAAGTACGTACTTCTGCTAAGATTGGACATGCTTCGCCCCACATCTCAACGCAAGGTACTTGAACTGTGACTGGTTTACTGTCTGCTTGACCTTTAACGCCAGCAAATGGTAAATTGATCATTGCTCGTTCTACCCAGAAGAATGTGTTTTTTGTGTCTGCGTCTGGAAGGAAACGGATACGAGCGTTTGTGCCTTCTTGGATGTTCCAGTGTGCGTAGATAGCGTTATCGCCACCACTTTGTGAATTACCGCCTGTGCCACGGTTTTCTGATGCTTGTAATTTTGCACGGATTTCTGCTAATGATGTTGCCATGGTATTTCTCCTAAAGTTGGTCTTAAAATATGCCTAAACGTGTTATGCATTCTTACATAATACGCTAATATTATTTATTCCGCAAGTGATATTTTAGAAATATTTTAACCAAAACAAAAGGGCTTACTGGCCCTTTTGGTGTAACTCGTTGTTTTATATTATTTTAAGCCTGCTAGTTTTTTCATGTCTTCTTTAACACTTGACCAATCTTGTTTATATAAATTGTCCATAGGACCTGGTACTTTGCCATAAGATTGTGCCACACTAGGGACTGTTTGGACGAAACCTGTCAATGCTTTGCCTTTGTCTATCCATTGTTGTAATGGTCCTGGTTTAGTATCATTAAATAAGCCTGGTGCTGTGGTAACTACACGTCCATTTTTTAATTTAGCTTGTATAGCTGTTGGAAGTTTTGTATTTGGGCTAGGTCCTAAGATCGTAGCCATCGTGCCTTCTGCTGGAATATAAACTTCTTTGCCAATTAACGGTTTTAACCATGCCATAAATCTACTGTCTGTTTCTTCTAAATTTGGCGCATTGAATTTTTTAACTACTTCTGCGTTAACTTTTGCAATGTGATATTCGTCACTGTCAACTTGGATGATATAATTTTCGCCTTCAGCTCTGA